AGGGGGTTATCGTGCCTTAGCGTCCTTCTCAGGCGCCTTCGCTGTCATGTTGTGCGCAACGTGGTCGACCGAGAATACGCGAATAATACATAACCATACGCGTTTGCGCCTTTACAAAGGCAAGACCGCAGCACTAGGACGCTAAGGCACGATAGGAGGCATGTCCGACCCATCATAGGGGCCAGGTGCCTAGCGTGCCTTAGCGTCCTGCTATGCCGCCCGCATTGTCAAGCCAACGAGGCGCTTAATTGCACAATATGGCAATACGGCGACGGCGACGCGAATCCTTGAAGGTTAACATTGACCGTTGTATTTGCCGCGGGACTCAATGCTATAGCGATTGTGTTGCCAGCGTTCAAATATAATCCAAAGGTCGTTGTAATATTGAACCCATTGCCTGTGCTGAATGGGACACAATACGAAGTCAATCCCGTCACCGTGCCCGTTTGCAAACGTATATAGGTATTTGTGTTTGCGACGAGAGCAAACGATGTAAATATACTGTAATAACCCTCGGTCGGGATTGTGATTGTGCTGCCCGACACGTCAAATCCGCCTTGGTTTCTCACCGCCGATTGCCAAACGATAGCAGTGCCCGCGGTCGTTATTGCCTGCGTGGCCGTCCGTGTCACAGTCAAGAACGCCGCGGGCGATTCAATCGAAGTCAGGCCGTTGATTGTGTTTTGTTGTGTCGTCAATTGATTGGCGATGCTACGGAGTAATGAGGCTGACATTGACCTCCTCCTCTCCTGTGTCAAGGAACGACATGGTCACGCCTTGCACTTTTTGCGTAATATTTACGCCTTCGACATTGACCGAAACAAGGTCTCCAAGAAAATAATCCCTCCCGTATCGGAACGCCCCATTCTGTATGACCGTGCTATCGTATGCAACGCGCTTCCGTGCCTGCATTGTCAACGCGGAATCTCCTACGTGATTGAAATAGGCGGCCGTTGCGTTTTGTTGGTTTGTTGCGTTGATGAATGTTTCACGCAAGGCGGTTCCCGTGGGCAACGACGCCGGGCGCCTGTAGAACACGCGTGCCGCCTCAGTCCCCGGGCCCCCGACAATGACCGCGGAAAAGTCATCCATCCTGTTGTCCGTTCTGGTCGTTTGCGCTATTGCGCCGTTGTTGATTGACAACGACACGGTAGCGGCTCGATTCGTCCCACGTTGCCCATCATACCAAACGAAGGTATACGATGCAGGGGGCGTATATGTCACGTCAAAGTCACCGCCTCCCAGCATCGCAACCTCTTGCAGCGCGGTAAGAAGGTTGCGCATTGAACAGGACATAGTCAATACGTTGCCTGTACCCGCGCTCGCGCTTGTCGCAAACCCGGTGACCGTCCCTGTCAACACCCGACCGTTTGCGGTCGTCGCGTTTGTTCCTATATTAAAATTGACCAAATTCTTTGCAATGGTTTCCGCCCTTTGCGCTGCAAACGTTGAGCGATTCGCTACATTCGCCTTGTATGCAACGATGCGGTCGGCCAACAACGCAGGCATGCCGACACAGGTGACCGCTATGCGTGTTTGCGATTCGTACACCGTGTCTATTCGCCTGACGAATCCTACAAATTCTATTTGCTCGGGGACGCCCAATTGTTTGTCGACACGCGAAACCGAAACAATGGCCCCTTGAACGAGGGGGGCTGCGTTTGGGTTCTTTGCGTTCATCGACATGGTAAAAAGGTCGTAGGTGTTAACCTGACGGCTGATTGTTGCGTCAAAATAGGACGTCACAAATGACTGCACAATCCCCGAGGAATTGGAAACTACTACCTTGTACACAGGTGCCATTACAACCTCGCAAGTCGGAAGTCCGCGGGCGTGCTCAATGTGACACCCAAGACGCTCGATTCGTATTCTACATAGATGCCAGATGCAACATTGATATTCTGATAGGTGACCGCCGTGAATTGCGAATAACCCGCGCTTCCTACGTTTTGTTGCACGTGCGGAAATACCATTTCAAATTCTGCGCCCGTCGACTTCACCCACAGGGCCCGCGTTCCCGAGGTTCCTCCGTTCAGGGTAATTCTTACCTGAATCATGTATAATCCTTGATTCTGAACCACCAGACGATGATTGCCAGCATCAAATACAATCAGACCATCAACACTGCCTAATCCTCCGCTCTGCCATGTCACCAAAGTAGGTGTATTTATGGCAGTAATATTTTGTGTTGTTGTCTTAGAGGAGACGGTATTCACCTGCGGCGCCAAGGTTGTACCCGTTGCAACAAATGTATTAATTTTGGCAAATGAAGAAATTACACCGCCGCCGCCAATGTATACAACGCATATAAGCACATCTGTGGCAATGGTGTAAGACGCAATTGATACAACGCAAATCCGGACGCTACGTGCGGGAATCGTTGTCCCCGAGGCGCTCGCAATAACGCCGGTAGGACTCGCGGTGTCATTGACACGGCAAACGATGTAGTAAGTCCCCGCGGCGACCGTCGAAGTCGAAAAAGTCAAGGTAGACGTATTCTCATAGAAAAACCCATTGACGTAGACGCCCCCTGCGGCGATGGACAAATTTGTGAAACCCGCACCGGACGGCTCGAGGTAACTGCCTGTCAGCAGCCTTCCTTGCCCAAAATTAGTCGCGTCTTTGGCCGTCATTCGATTAGCCGGGTACCCGCCTACGATGCCATCGCCCGCGCCTGTGGCCATTCCTATTGAACGTTCAGCCATGGTTTTCCTCCTATATTAGAATCGTCATAAACCGGGTTCATAAGGTCGCTAAGCAATTGTACCCCGTTTTGTACACAATCATAGGCGGGAGGTCATTGTCGAAGTTTACACAGGGTTCTAGGGTTACAAAGGCCTAAACCACAATTAAGGGGTTTAGCCCTTTGTAATGCACCAAACCGTCGCAAAACGCAAAACAAACGGTTTACAGTTTTTTTGACCTTTTTTGCCTTCGAGCCATGGGAAGGTGCCCAAAGGTGCACAACGCGCAAAACGTCGCAAAACGACACAACACAACACCGCAGCGAAGGCGGTTCAGAAGGACGCTGCTGCGTTGTTCCCCCGTTTGCACCCAATCATAGGCGGGAGGTCATTGTCGAAGTTTACACAGGGTTCTAGGGTTACAAAGGGCCAAACCGCAATTAAGGGGTTTGGCCCTTTACAAAGGTGCAAAGCAGGCAAATATGCAAAATAAATGGTTTACAGTTTTTTGGGGTCAGATTCCTTGGAATCGCGTGTTGAAGAAAAAGTCCACCGAAGAATTTGAGGTCGTGCCCGTCGCGGTGACGTATATAGAATTAAGCCCGTCAGGCGCCTCCGGGTGCGCCTCGAGGCAAAAGGTCGTCATGTCAGAGGTGGCCGTCAGGTTGGCAACTCTGTTGACACCGTTTTGGTCGGTGACCGTCTTCACTCCGTACCGGAGGTCAAATGTGTAGGTGGTGCCCAACGCCAACGCAACGGTAAGCCCAATCTCGTCCCCCGTGGTTAGGTTTTGAATCAACAAATTAGTAATGGGCCCCGTCGCAACAATCAACGGGAACGCCTTAAAACTGCCTGTGTAATTTATGGTGGTCAGAGAGTCAAACTCTAAGGCCCCATAAGTTACCGGAATCACGTAAGGGTAGGACGTAGGCGGCCCCGCGACATAATCGGTCATCCTAACGACGGCCTGAGTCGAGTCAAACCAAGTCGGGTCGTCCGCTCGCATTTCGACGGTGAAACGCAAATTCCATTCCGCGCCTGCCGTGTTGAAGTCGAGGCCTCCGCTCACGTATGCAACAATTGAACGTTGCACGCCTGACGGGTAGGTGACCTGCAACGTGCCGGGAATTGTTGACCATCGAAACATTTTATGGAGTATTTCGCGCAACGCCCAATGGTCATCAATTGAGTCAACGAGGATAGCAAAGGGGAGAGTCATCGGGCGCGGGTCGAGGCGGAATCCTACGTCCGTGTCGCCGTCCTGAATAGGCGAACGTTCCGCGAGGCGGTGCCCGGGCGACATGCCGAACCCAATGTCTCCTATGAACGCAATATTTCTATTTAATTGCGCGTTGTAGCCGTTCAGGTTGTAGGTCGCGTCCCCCACGGTATACGTGATGCCAAAGGCCATTACAATCCTCCTTGCATAATTTGCATGAGTCGCAAGTCGGCCGCGATTGAGGATGGCGACTGCGCCCGTGCATACGTGGCCGAAATGTTGTAGTAATTGTTCACCGTTGACATCGTGCCCACGGCCGCAAGGTTCTGCCCGGCCTGTGCAACATACGGGAGGCCCGCGTTCATTCCCGCGGCCATGCCTTGCGCCATTGGGATGCCTATTTCCTTTGCCATGAGAATTGAAGGGCTTTTGATGCCCAAGAACAATTTGACGGCATCGAGCGCCCCAGAAACTGCGTTCAAAAAGGCGGTACTCAAAGCATCCTTCATCGCCTTCACGCCATTAATAATCCCGTTCATAGCGGCGGTGCCTAATTTTAGCGCGGCCGTTTTGATGTCGTCAGCGAGGCCGGGCAATTTGTCAATGATGCCTTGCACAAATTCTATTGCCTCGTCCTTCAATCCCGGGAACGTGTCAGCAACAAATTTTGTAAAGCGCCCCGCGGCGTCGACCAAGAACGTCCCAATGCCAAGCACCAATTTTGTGACCCCTTTTACCAACGCTTGCGCCGCGCCCGGGATGTCCCCGGCCAGAATCTTTTTGAAGACATTTCCCATGTCGACAATGTAAGTCCCAAGGATGCCCGCGACTTGTTGCACGTTGGTGAACGCAAGCGCAAGCAGCCCAAACGCGGGAGGCAGGATGAACGCGAGGACTTTGGCGAGGGGCTCGAGCACGTGCGAAATGATTGTAAGGCCTACGTCAATCACCATGCCTATTGCGCTGCCAAGGCCCTTCATAGACCCCGTGTTTGTCGACACGCCGCCAAATGCCTTAGCGAACGCGTCACCAATGGGAGTCAACGTTTCCCATATACGGCCTAGGGATTCTTGGAACGATGTAAAGGCCGGCCCGGCCGTTGTCATAAAGCCCTCACCAATTGCGACAAACGCCGCGCCTATGCCTTGCACGATGCCTACCAAGGTCGTCATTACAGGCGACGCCATCAACGTTTCACCCGCGGCCGACAATGACGCAAACGCAGACGGCCCCTCGCTCATCAATATGCCCATGAACCCGCTGAACGCATCAGCGCCCTGCTGAATAACGGGCAGAAATTTGTCAACGAATAAGGCGGTGCCTTGTTCCATCGCGGGAAGCAACGCCTCACCAATTGTTTGCTTTACATCGTTCATTGTCTCAGTCAATTGCGCTTGGCGCCCTGCATACGTGCCCATGGCCGCGGCCGCGCTTCCGCCAAATTGTGTATTTAATTCCTTGAGCATGACGGCCTGCGCGCCCGCGACGTCGCCCGACTCCATCATTGCTTTAATGGTGTCTTTTTGTTCCTTCGTGAATTGCACGCCTGAACGAGACAACGCAGCAAGGCCGGCTACCGGGTCGTTCAATGCCTTGCCTACTTGCATCGATGCGGATTGCAAGTCCATGCCCAGGGCCTGCGACATGTCGACAATGCTTTGAGTCGCGCCCTCGAATTGGATTCCTTTTATGTTTGTAAAAGTCGCCAGCACGTTTTGCGCGCCTAATATCGCATCGTCCGAGAACATGCTTTTGCCTGAGGCGGCACTCAATTCGCCCGCAAGGTCGGCCATTTGTTGCGCGGTCAGGCCTGCGGCCCCTCCCGTCGACTTGATGACCGCCTCCGTTTGCGCGAGCGCGGATTGCCATTCCTGTGCCTCGCCAATGCCGTCCATAACGGCCCCGCCCACGGCCTTAATTCCGTCGACCGCGAGGTTGAAAGCGCCCATGCCTACGCCTGACATGATGCCGCCCATAAATGAAGAAATTTTGCTGCCTGTAGACGTCGCCTTCGTGCCTAAGTCGTCGACATTATTGCCAATTCGTTTTGCAACGTCCGAGGCATCGTCCTTGCCTTCAAAATTAATTAATACGGTTTCTGCCATGATTCATTCCCCCTCATTAACCGGGTTGAGACGGTCGCTAAGCAATTGTACCCCGGTTTCCACACAATCATAGGCGCCGGTTCATTGTCGAAGTTTACACAGGGTTCTAGGGTCACAAAGGCCCAAACCACAATTAAGGGGTCTGGGCCTTTGCAAAGGCGCATAATAGGCAAAACTGCAAAATAAAGAGTTTACAGTTTTTTGCCCACTTTTTTGTTCATCACCTGATTCTCTACGTCAATCATCGCCAGGGCGTCCATGCACGTGTCCCAGTCAGGCAACGCGTCAGGCGGGCAATGATAGACGTCTCGGCAGAGAATCAATTCGACATATTCGAGGGGGGCCTCCGCTTGCGTCCACAAATGAGCGGCCAAGCGGCGCTTCAGTTTCCCGCGGGGGCGCGTCCTGTTTTGATGCGCGTTAAAATTGCCTCAAGGCACTCGTTGTATTGTTCAATTGTCAAGTCGTCAAATGTCATGGCCTCATCATCGAACGACACGAATGCCAGCATTGCTTCGCACGTTTCTTCTACGTTGCCTTTGACGAGCGCGCGCTCCAATTTGATGACTTCGCGCATACGGGCATGGGCTCTCAATGTATACATGTCTACTCCTTCTAATTAAGGCGCTAAGCAACGATAATTCGCAGACCGACCCGACATAGGGGCCACGGGTGTATTGTTGCTTAGCGTCCTTCTGAACCGCCTTAGCGCCTACGTTGCGTGAGCGATGAATGGGAAACGAATCTTCACGCTACACATAATAAAGTCGGCCGTCGTTGAATCAACGCCCGGGATATCTATTTCCTCGACATAGCCGGCACCTGTAGTGAACGTGTCGCCGCCCGTTCCCGCGGGCGTCAATCGAACGTCTACAGTCGTGCCAACGCCTGTGGTTTCTTCCCCAAATGCGGCGAGAAAACGAATGTAGCCCTCAGTCGTTGTTTCTGTGTACAGGACATTGATGGTCATCATGACGGATTCCTTTTTGCCCGGGAGCAACAAAGGAACGTCCGTGTCAAACACATTGGTCTCGCCAATCTTGCGCTTTACCGTTGTCGTTTCGACGGCGTTGGTGCTGCCTGAAATGTCGTGCCACGTCCCCGACCCGGCCGGGTTGCGAACCTCGATGATAGCGGTCTGCCCGTTCAATCCTGTAGTCGTTGCCATGATTGTTCTCCTATTGCACGTTGTCGCTAAAGGTGAGCGTTATAGTCACGGCATCATACATTCGCCCACTGGCCTGAGGCCATTCTACCATTTCGGGGACGATTGTGTAGCCCACAAATTTGTATTGCTGCGACTTGATTGCTCGTATTGAATCGACGTAGGAATCTATGTATGCAACGACCAGCGGCTGCATGTCCTTAGGCCCTATTCCTTGCCCGATGAATCGCAACAATAGCAAGTCCTTGACAACCCATTGGGCCGACATCGCGGCAGGCGTTGCTCCCAACGTTTGTTGCTGCGCTGCCTGCCCGGCGCCTGTCCAAATGCTAACAATACGAGCAGGCAGATTCGCCTTTTCGTAGGTGCGCTTGATGTCGTCGCTACTGTACACAGTCACGACGTTCCCGCCTATTGCTACCGGGAGCGATTCAATAGCGGTCAATATTTGCGACAAATGCGTAGCCATCAAATACGCCTTCTGTATGCGTTCAAAATTTGATAGACCTTTGAGGGTATTTTGTTAGGCGTTATTTCAAAGCCCTCAGCGGAGGCAGTGACGTAGTCAATAGCAGGAGCGCCGCTCAATGCACGATACATGGTCATAGCGACGGTGAGTGCTGCCTCAACGATGTCGGGATTAGGCGTCAATGAATAGGCCCAGCGCCCCGTCACTACGACCGATTGCTCGGGCGCTCCTGTGTATGTCCACACATAGCCGAGCGTTTGCTTTATGCGTATGAATGACGCGGGCAAAATGTTATTAGGCAGCAGAATCACGGCATTGGTAGGAATAGCGGTGCCGTCCCCGTTGGTGATTGAAGTCAAAGAGAATAGGTCGTCGTCAAGCATTAGCGTTATGCCGTCATTCATAATCTGCCCGCCGTCGTCCTCGCGCAAAGGCGTATAGCGTCGCGTTGCGTCACTCAATGCCTCGAACGTGCGGTGGCAATACGTGTCTACAAATTGCTGCGCTCGTGCAGGATATGCGCTTAGCACGCTATCCTCGCTACTGCCCGTGATGTCGAGCGCGGCCTTCAATTGCGCGGTCGTGATATACGCCATGCTATTTCCCCTTAGGGCGCCCACGTCGTGCGGGCGTTGCGGTCGTCGTGTCGTTCGCCTGCGTGTCGTTCGCCTGCGTGTCGTTCGCCTGCGTGTCGTTCGCCTGCGTGTCGTTGTGCATACGAATAAGCCCGCGCTTTATCATTGACGGAATCTCAGATTGCAGGACTTCGACTTCATCGCCCTTTTTATACACCTTGAAACGGTCGCCCTCGATTCGCGCAAAACCTCTGACCATGATGACTTTCGGCATGACTGCTCCTGTTCAATTCATACGTAGATTATACGCATAAGCAGGACGCTAAGCAACGATAGCCCCCGAGCCTGATACAACACAGGGCCCATGGGGCTATCGTTGCTTAGCGTCCTACTCAGGCGCCTTAGCGACTAAGTCGCTGCGTTGACACCCAACACGAATGCCTCAGGCATAATCACGTCGCCACCAATTCGCACGTATGCAAACAGGGCGGTCACATTGTTTGCCTGATAGAGGTATGGGTTGCGCGCAATTTCCATTCCGCCGTTCTCGACAAACGCGTAGTAGTCGTAATTGCCAAACACGATTGACTTGGCGCTTGCGGCCATCGTTGCAATTTTGTCGCTGACGGCGAACGGCTGACCATAAAGGTCATTCATCCCGCCCATAGGCGTTCCAGTGAACGCAAGCCATTCCGATGTCAATGCACGAATAGCGCCAAGGGTGCTGTTGCGCAGAATCCAACCCGTCATGCCTTGCTGGACGTACCATTCAGGCAATTTGTGATACATGTTAATGATGTCTTGCACGTCTACGCCCGTGGTCGATGCAAGGGTCTCGGTAGTCGTTGCACGATTGACAATGCCGTAGGGCTGACCCGAGCCCGTGCCTGCGATGATTCGCGCATTGACGTAGCGAGCGTAGCCCCGCGCCATTTCGTCAGCAAGGAACGTTTCCAGGTCGGTCGCTGTGTCGTTGAGCAATTGATTGGAAATCTTGTACGCAAGGGACGCAGTGTAGACCTGGATTCGACGTTGTGCAAACGTGGGCTCATCGAACGAGGCGCTAGCGTTCTCGCCTACTTCGGTGAAGTCCGACTTTTCGTCCTGTGGAATCACGTCGACATATTCACGCGAAGTAGTGATTCTGCGGAATGGGTATTTTGACAGCAGAGACATTTCGTCGCGCTTTGCAACGATGCGGGTATACATGTCAATAGGCACGTTGTATCCGCCGTTTGCGCCTGTGCCTTCGACCAAAGTCGCCTTTGCAGCAATGTTGTCATTGGTCTTGACCCAGTGACAAAATGCCTCGGTCTGCTCGTTGGAGAAACCGCGTGTCGTGAAACGCTTTGCCTTAGGCGCCTCATGCGTGTCCCGGGTGAAGACGCCGCCCTGCGGGGCCCGTGCGCCTACGAGCGATTCCATCGACTTTGCGACGGCCGAGTCGAATTCTGGCGAATTGACGTCTACCAAATTGGGTTCCTGTGGCATTGCTGCCTCCTTGTTGTTTGTCGGATTATTGTCATGTATGCACGTTGAATCGATGACCGCCGAGCGCATCACTATTCCTTTGCGTGAAACGATTGACCGAGGTTCAGCAGGCGTAGGCGTCAGCGAGATTTCTCCCACGACCCAACGCTTTATTTCTCCCGTTTTGCGAACGACCACGAGGTGCCCGACTGCGCCCGTCGAAAGGCCGAGGGCGCCCTCCTTGACGAGGGCCATCACGGAGTCGGCATACGCGTGCCGGCGATTCAATTCCACCTCTACATCGATGCCCGTATCCTCCGGAATCCACGCCTTGACTACGCCAATTTGACTGCTGATTCCGCCGTGAGCGTGGTCGTAATAGACGGGCATGCCAACGAATGAACGCGAGTCACCGTAGTCGGTGTCCGCCGTGAAATATTCGCCGTGCAGGTCGACACCCCCGTAGGTGATGCCTTTGCCACGAATGACGTATTCCCCTACCTGCTTAATTGCGGTCATCGAGCACCTGCCTGAAGAATTCGCGGGTCGTCTCAGAAATGATACCATGCGGGGCCTGCGTGTCAACACGTGCCTTCTCGGCGTTCATCATTTCGCCGGGCATTTCCTCCTCGGGCATTTCGGCCTCCGGCTGTTCAATCGCAGGCACGGTCAAGTAGGAGGCAAGGACGTTGTTGGGCACCACCCAAAATTTGCACGCCGCGTAGGATTCAATTCGTCCCGCAACAATTGCACAGGCGCCGGCCGGAGAGTAGAACACGCATTCCTCACACATAATCCCAGAGGCGGCAAATGTGTTTTGCATTGCGGGGATATAATGCGCCCCCTCGCTGTCGATGCCTTGCGAGAATTGTCCCATGTCGGCCACAATCTCGAGCAAGTCGCCCACGATGTATCGTTGGCGATTCGTTAGGTCTTCCACGCTTTTAATATGCGGGTATAATTCAGACGTCGATTCTTGACCGCCTGAGTCGCCCGCTAAGGCGTTGGAATTCGTTTCAGGTGTATTTTGTCCTGATTCAATTTGCAACGCCTTAGCGTCCTGCTGCTGCGATTCGTCGTCTTCCTCGGGGGCCATGTACTTGTCCTCATCGTCGTCGAGGCCGTCGTCCCCCAATTCCTGCATGTATGCAACAATTGCCTTTGCCATGTTTGCGACATCGTGCCCGGCCTTGCGCGTTGCCTTGATTGTTTTCCAATCAGCCGCGGAATGTCGTCCCCCTACTTTTGTGTTGTTCATTTGCCACGCCCTTTCTTCATTTGACTCAGAACCTTGCGCATTATCTTGGAATAGGAATCGTTGCGAATCATGATTCCCGTGGCGTCCTTGTTTGTCAGCCATCGCCCGCGGTGTAAGTCGGCCTGATAGTCATCGTCTAAGACGTATTTTGCGTAGGACGCCCCGGCCGACACAATCGAGGTAAGGCCGACAAGGTCGACACGCAACGTCCGCCCGAGCGTTTCAGAACCGCCCGATGCGTTCCCGCGTTTGTACGGGACTTTAATCGTGCCTTTGTCAATGCCTGCCATGACGAATCGCCTTTGCTTTGCGCTCTTAAATTTGAACGCACCGCGGGCCGGCTTTGGGGGATATTGCGTCAAAATGCCTTTGCCTACGACTGCAACGCCGAGGAGGATATCCTTCACCGCCTGCTCGACACGGTCAGGTAAGTCGCGTGTCGTTGTTTTGAATCGCATCACGCCCCCCGTCTACTGTACGACCCGTCTCGATTGACACGGCCCTCTTGTGCATCGTCAGAAAGGCGCAGGCCGACCGTACACCGACAATTGACATGGGCGGGAGGCCCCGCCTTGTAGTCAGGCGGCCATGCTGTTTCCAATTTGCCTTCGAGCGGGCCGCATTCCTCACAGACGTCCTCATCGTAATTCGTTTGCCAGACCTCCGTCATGTCGACTCCCGCGTTGCGCAATTCCTCGGCGTACGCCTGAGTCGTTTGCGTTGCCATGCGTGTCGTTTCGGTGATGGCAATTGCCTTTGCCCGTGCCGGGTCGACGGCTGCGGCCAAATACCCTTGTAGGTCCTTCAATGTCATGCCGGGCGTTGCACGATACGCAGCAACCGCGTTGTCAACGATGCGGCCGGTCGTTGCGTCTAATTGTTTTGGAATGGTGTATCGCCGCAAATAATCGACTACGCGTCCCTGCACGTTTGCGGGCACAATCGCACCGAAAGGAACGAGGCCCGGGGTGTCGGCATTCAATTTGTTCTTGACTTCCTTCAACGACATGGGAACGCCTTCAATCAACGTCTCCCGAACGCGGTCGCCTATGTCGGCCTGCGGGTATTTGTCGTTTGTTATGTCGGTCAACAAACGCGCCTCCTCGGCCTTCAATATGTCCTTTATGCGTTTGTACAGCCATTTCTCCAATGGCGTGTTGAGCGTCGCCTTGACCATTTTGCAAATGGCCTTGACTTCGCCCACGGTCACGCCTTCGTATAGTCGGGAAGACACCGCATCAACAAACGCCCGACTACGTTTGTTTGTCGTGAAATAATCAACGAAGGGGCCGCGGCCGGCTTTGATACGCCGCACAATTTTGCGCTCGAACTTCACCATGTCGTCCATGACGTCGTCAGAAATCGCGTCTAAGGCGCCTGAGTCGCCCGCTAAGGCGTTGGAATTCGTTTCAGGTGTATTTTGTCCTGACTCAATTTGCAACGCCTTAGCGCCCTGCTGCTGCGATTCATCAACAACGCCCTCGGGCGGCGTTTCAACAGCAGGCGGAACGTTTTGGTTTTGCGTGTCGATTGTTGCAAACGTGATGCCTTCAATGTCATATCCAAGAATCGTCATTGCGTCAGGCAACGGGACTCCCGCGTTTGTCAATTGCACAAGGGACGACGCCCGGGCCGCTTCGTCCGCCTGCATGACCTCGAGGGCCTCGGGATTGAATCGAAAGTCATATCCCAGGGGATTCAATAATTGCGTATTGAGGACGTGCTCAAATAACGGCAGGCGCGGGATGATTGTTTCACGCCAAAACGACTGCCGGTCAGAATTCGCGGTCGCATAATTCGCGGCCGAGGCCTCCAACATTGTGCGAGGCACGCCAAACGTGGTCGACATCGTGGTGGTCGTGCTGTTTGTCAATTCGGTCAGCATTAAGTCCTTAATTGCGGGCGTGATGACTTGCGCCTTGATGTCACCGCCTCGGACAAACGCCGTGCGAAATGAATTAAGAACGCCCGTGAAACGTTGTACCCAATTTTGCATAAATCGCTTAAACTCAGGTTCCGCCGTGTCGGCCGGCATCGAAATAATGGTGACCGGCTGCGCGCCATGCTCAAAGAACGCGGACGCGAATCGTTCCACATAATGCGCCAATTGTGCCGCCTGCATTGCAACCTCCGTCGCTGCAAGGCCGGGGCCCATATCGTCGTCCATCGATGATTCGCGGAAATACAACATTTGGTCGGCCGCCCATGGGCCGTATGTCTTCCCGTGGATGTTTTGTTCAAATGACAAGGCCCCCATGGGATTCATCGGATTGTAGGATTGTTCATTGAAACGCATTCGCACCGTCCAGGCGTTCAATTGTTGAAACGACACAAGGGCCCGGCCGTTGTATTGTTTCACCCAATACGCGGCCCCGCGCAACAATAACGACTTTTCGGTTTCCTTAATCAACGTCTGTAGGTCTGTCTCGAACGGCCATTCCGTCGCCTGCCCGTTGCGTTCAATCACGAAAGGCACCGAGGCGATAGCGTCAGCCCGCAAATTGACGCAACGGTATACCATGGGAACGCGACGGTATGCCTCTCGCGTTCCTGACAATTGCGCGCTGCCTTGCAATTGTGTCACCCACCCGGGAATGCCTTCAATCGCCATCAGATAATCTCCCATTCCATTTGTTTGTCTGACATCATGGCAACGGCCCCGCTCGCGGCGTCGACTTGGTCGTCGTGGTCACTCAAGGGGAAACTGACTGATTCGTCAATGAATGCACGATTCCATTCCCCTTCGACTAATGCAATCTTACCATCTTCAGCCCGAGCCGCCCAACCCATTGCGCGCATCAATTTGTCCCCCTTGACATCGATGCCGCGCAAAACACGGTCAGCAATTTCTGGGATTCGTCGCAATTCCTGAACGGCCGCAAGGCCGTGCATTGCCTTTTCTATTCCTACGATTGTGTCGGCCTCGCGGCGCATCGTTTGCACTATGACCTTCCGCACGTCTGGCCACTCGGCCTTCATTCGTATGCCGTCAGCAAAATATATTGTGCCGTCAGGCGCAAGGGCTGCGCGAATCGATGCGGTGTAGTCGGCCTCGCGTTTTGTCGATGCGGCGAGGTCCCAATACCGAAACCATTGCAAGCCCTCGGGTTCGCGTTGCACAACATTAAACCATTCGTATTTGAACAACGACCCAATGGGGTCAATGAATTGTCCTTCCCCTTCTTGTCGAAACATTTCCGCGGTCATGCTCTTTCGGAGGATTGTGAGGTACTCTTGACGCAGAAACACATTCTCGGATGACTTGGATGTGACAACGGAATAGTCAGGGTCATTCTGAGACCACATTTCGTAGACCCAGTTTTTGCCTCGCGGCGTTGTCGTCAACCATGCCTTGCCCGGGAGGCCGCGCAATGTCGCAGCGGCGGTCGGCCATGCGTCCTTGTCCAACATGGCCGCCTCATCGAGCCACAACCAATCAATGTTGGGGCCGCGCAAATGGTCAGGCTCATCACCACTGCGGAATCGAATGATTCGGTTACCCGACAACAATAGATTCTTTTTGGTAATGTTGTAGTCGATGTAGACGCCGGTGCGTTTCACAATTTGCAGGAACGACGTTATGGCGCCGTCTTCCAACATTTTGTTAGTCGGGGCGACGACCATGCCTATGGTGTCTCGAGGCATGCGCAACGATTCAACGACGCCGGCCAACGTTTTGCCTGCGCCTCGGCCCCCGACAAACAAACGATAGGGCGCAGGGTCTGTCCAGAATTTAACCTGCGGTTTCGTCCCGACCGCCTGACGCAAAACTAATGGCCTCGGTGATGTCAACGACAAAGTCATGGTTAACCTTCTGCGCTACGTCGAATCGTTCCCGGTACACTTCTGGGCGGTGCGAACGCAACAGGAATTCCAACAAACGGTCGCTCCCCTGCATTGCCCGTTGCCTTGCAATTGCCACCAATGTGTCCGTGGCTTCCTCAATCGCCTCCTCCCACAATTTTGCAAAGTCCTCATTCTTGTCTCTGTATGCGTAGACGTTGCGGCGTTCTACCTGTGCCTGTTGACACGCAAGGCGCACGATTCCATGGCCCTTCAGGGCCGCCAAAAAGGCCGGAACCCATTCGCCTTTGTCGCGCCGTGTTTTGCGACGTTTGGCCGAGTGTGAGTCATTTAACACATTTCACCCCTTTCCGCATGATTGTGGTCACATTCGCAATTGTACCCATTTTGCGACAAAACACCAAAAAAGGGGGTAAAAAGTGTAAACTGATTATTTCGCATTTTGAGGGGGTTTGAGGCATTACAAAGGGCCAAACCCCTTAATTGCGGTTTAGCCCTTTGTAACCCTAGAACCCTGTGTAAACTACGACAATGCCACGCCCACTCCGATTGTGGGCAAACCGG